CCTTTTTCCGCGCCTCCCTTGTGAGGGGAAGGTTGCCCGCAGAGGCTGCCTCCGGGCGCGATGCTCCGTGGGCCGGGTTTCCGCCCGTGCCCCGTATGAAGGCTGTCCCCGCGCGGCGCTTCCCATCCAAGCCAACCTGACGTGCGGCGCCGTTCCGGCCGCCGTGCGCCCCTCCTCCATCAACAGCCGTAACAGGCTGCCTCTGAAGGATATGTTATGCCCAATTGCACCTTTCACATCGTGGATGCGTTTACTGCGGTGCCATTTACCGGCAACCCCTGCGCCGTGGTGACGGACGCCGACGGCATCGAGCCCGCCGACATGCTGCGCATCGCGCGCGAGACCAACGCCCCGGAAACGGCGTTCGTGTTGGCCTCCGACAAGGCGGACGTGCGTGTCCGCTATTTCATGCCGCGCGGGGAAATCCCCTTTGCGGGGCATCCCACCATTGCCACGGGGCACCTTTTGCGGGAACTGGGCGTGCTCAAGCCGGGCACCGCGCGGTTCGAGTTCGCCATCGGCGTGCTGCCCGTGGACATCCGCCCCGACAGGGTGATCATGACCCAGCCCCCCGCCGTCCCGGACACGTGCGCCGACGCCGGGACAACGGCCCAAGCGCTCGGGCTTCAGGCTTCCGATCTCCGGGAAGGGCTTCCGTGCCAGCTCATGCGGGGGGGCGTCAGCTTCCTGATGGTTCCCGTCCGGGAGCTTGCGGCTCTCCGGCGGATCAACATGGACAGGCCCGCCCTCAAAGCTGTTTTGGCGCCCCTCGGCGTGTCGGCGGCGTACGTGTTCGCCCCCGAAGGCGTGGAGCCTGAAACGGATGTGCACGCCCGGCTTATCGATCCGGACAACGCCGGGGAAGATCCTTTCACCGGATCGGCCGCCGGGTGCATGGCTTCCTACATGCACGCGCACGGGCTGTGTTCCGGGACGCGCATCCGGCTTGAGCAGGGCCATATCCTCGACCGCCCGGGAACCGGAGAGCTGGAACTGATCCTTGCTCCCGATAGCGGGAAGCTCGATGCCGTGCGCCTCGGCGGAACGGCGGTGAGCTCCGCCAGCGGCACGCTCCGCTGGTAAAGGCACGAAGCCAACGGCGCCATCCGAAAGGCACGATAACGCATCAGGGGAGCTTCCTTCAGGGAAGTGATACTATCTAATTATTTTAACATGTAACGAATATCCTGCACCAAACAGCTTGGTGCAGACGGCAAAAAGCGTCTTCCCAACGCCTCAAAAAAGTGAGCATCGGTATGCTGTGTGAATGCGAAACTCCCCCTCTCGGTTCGCGCCGTGATATGCCTCCATCAGAGGACACCACCGGTAGGGGAATTTTTTTGTTTAGACGGTGTGCTTCACTCGATCCATGACCTCAGCTCGCTTCGCGTCATTGAAACGCTCCACCGTGCCGACAAGGTACCCGGTGATGCGCCGGATACGCTCGAACTTCACACCCTCGCCTGCCTTCCCGCCTTCAACGCGGAATCCATTCCACGTCCTGCCTGATTCGCATTCCCCAATCCTGCTCATTCCTGCCTCCTCAATTCCGGCGGCGACTGCCTGCCTTCCCTCTCGCTCTCGTAACTGCTTTTGCAGTGTTCCCTCTGCCAGAAGAACAGCCCGTCCACCACGCGCCGGGGCCATGCCCTCACCCCCGTCCCGCGCCCAGCGGTAACAGCGCGAGGACAGGGTTTCGTCCGGCCAGCCGCCGAGGAGCGTATTGAGGAGCTGGTCGACGGCGATCAACGTTCGCTTTCCGTAGGTCATGCTTCTCCCCCGTCTGGCATGGAGATGTTGACGGTGATGCCCTGCACCTCTTCCAGCGTCGTACAGGCATCAAGCCGATCTTCCAGTGCCTGACGCTGGCCGATGATGGAGCCGGAAGCCACGGCAAAGGCGTCGGCCTTGGCGAGCACCCTCTCCACAAGGTCGGGCAGCGGAATGCCCCGAGCCTGCGCCAATGCCGAAAGAAGCGGCGTTGAAGCCGTAGGGTCGGCGGCATAGGCGCGGGCCTCGGATTCCTGCTTGTCGAACGTGCTGATCTCCCGGTCCGGATAGGTCGCCGTGAGTGTGGCTATGGCCCTGTCCGCAGCCGCGTTGATTTCGGAGAGTTTGGCGGTCTTCACTTCCTCAAGCGTCGGAGTATGGACGGGGATGTCCCGGAGAGTTTCCGGATGCTCTGATACATAGTCCGTGAGTACATCAAACATCCCCTTCCACTTCCCTTCATTCGGCACGTGATAAAGGGCGTCTCCGCACACGATATCGAGCCTCCGGATAAGATAGGAACCGTCGGGGCGGATAAAAACTGTGGAAACGTCCCACCTGCCGGAACCTTCCGTTTCCTTCATGATGCTATCCATTATCTGGTACATACATTTCCTTTTTTACACCCGGTAGAGTTCGCCCGCATAGGCCACCATGTGCGCGTCGTCGTTTTCACGGTTTCCAGTCTGTCCCAAATGGCTCCCCCCAGCGTAAATTCCGGGGCTCAATGTCGCGTAAAGTTCACCCCCCCTACGTCCATTCGTGACCGCTACCCGTTGTCCGTACAAGATGAGATATTGCCCGCCCGCAGGCGCATGTACGCAAATTTCATCCCCACATCTGCTTACAACTCCAGATACCCGCGCACCCCCAAGACCTGAAACGGAACCCGCGCTGTTCGCATAGTTGGCGGAATTAGCGTAGTTGGCGGAGTTGGCATAGTTCACGCTGAAATTAACGGGGTTGTAGACGTACATGTTGACGCCGTCATTACCTCCCCACAGCCAACCGGGTTGGCCTCCCTGCCCCGCCCAATTCCAGACGGTATCGACGCCCCCTTCCCTGCGCAGGCGGTTCGCGGCCCATGCCGTCCCGCCATTTGCCGGAGCACTTCCGGCGGTATCTGCGTATCCGGCGGTATCGGCTTTCGCATGTATTACACGGCCATCCATATATGCCTCCCCCGTGTCCGGGGAAAAACGAAATGAATGCCCTTGATTGCCACGCGCCCCAGAGAGCACGATTACCCTTCTTCCGCCGTCAACAACCTGTTTTATTTGTATGTCGTTGATTTGGAGAGGGCTATCCGCCACAAGTTCTCTCGTGCCGTCTTCATAAGTCACAGCAGCAATGGACGTGATATGTCCACTGCTATTTTTTGAATAGAATTGCGTGTATTTAGCGTTATCCGATGCGCGCTGTATGACATCGAACCCGCCCATGATCACACTGTTTTTGTCGCCAAGAAACAGGCCGCGCTCAGTATTGGTAGAGGGTGCAGCCCCGATCGCATTTTCAAGATCATTGATCTGGATGCTGCCCGTCATGACGCCGCCGCCAGTTGAGAGCGCGGGCTTGTACTCCCCGCCTCCGGTCAAAAAGCTTTCATGCTGCCCGGCGGCTGCGGGCGGAACAAGGCCGCTGGTTCCGGCAGATGATGCCGTCGCGCCCTCATACTCAGGTACGGAGATGATGCCGTTTGTGTTACGAATGCCGTCACCGAGCTGAGCGACAGAAATAAATTGTATCCAGTTCGTCCACGTACTGTTGGGGATTCCGTATCGAATATACCTTCTGTTATTGTTAAATTCAGTAAAAAATTGGAATATTGCCGTGGTTGAAACGTAGCAGTTAAGTTCTCCACCCCTACCGATATTTGGAAAATTTTCTCCTGCGGCGGCATCCGAAAAAAGCCAGTTGCCAGCCTTGGTATACGCGTTCAGATCCGAAGCTGTATTGATCCGGATATTGTCCCCAATCTGCCCCCGCGCGCTCGCCAGATCCCCGAGATCCCCACCAATCGCCACATCTTTCACGGTGATCACGCCGCCCGCGTCGGCCTGCGTGGTCTTTCCGTCGACCTTCGCCAGCCCCGCGTGGCCTTCCGACACATACCCGACGTTGGCGAGGTCCTGCGCCTCGTCGCGGGCCGCTTCCGCCGCTACGCGGTCGGCCTCGGCGGATTCGGCGGAAAGGGCCGCCGCGTTCTTCGATGCAAGGGCGTTCGTCTCGCTGACTTTCGCGTTGTCTTCCGAAACCTTTGCGGCCCCCGCCGAGCCAGAGGCTTCACCCGCCTTCCTTTTCGCCACCTCTTCCGAGTCGTGGGCGTTCCGTTCGCTCAGAGCCGCCGCGTCGACGCTGGCGTTCACATCCACAGCAAATTCGTTCAGCGCGGGGATCAGCGTCTTGTTCAGATCCTCGTTGACCATCTTCTTCTGCGCTTTCAGGCTGTTGAACGTCAGCACGTCAAACCGTTCCTGATCGCCCACAAGTCTGTCCGGCGGTTCCGGGAGATCCGAAATCTTGGGAAGCTGCTTTACTGCCATTACTTCAACCCCTGTACGTCAATGTTCATGCTCACTTCATTCGGCCCGATGACGGTTGCGTTCCAATCCTCAAGCCAACCCCAGACAGTCAGCGACTGGTAGGAACCGATCCCTTCGTTGTCGTCCCCGAGCCAGAGCGCGGGAAGGCCGTGCATCCGGGCGAGGATTTCCCGCACGCTGTCCAGCCGGGACGGGTGCAAATACAGCGGCAGGCTCGTGCGCTTTGCGTTGGCACGCTTGACCAGCCGCGTGTTGCCGAACTCGTCGGTGTCCTTTCTGGAATAGTCCCGGATGCCGAGCCGGGTATTGTACTGCGTCGTGCCAATGGGCCACGACTGCCCCGCGATGACCTGCCCGAGCGCCGGGCCTCCCTCCTGTGTGAGCGAGACATAAAGCGTGGCCACGGGCGACATGGGAATGTTGGTCACGGCCTGATCCACGATGCGCTCAAGGGGCAGGAAGTAGTAGTTCCAGTAGCCGTCCACGTCCTTGAGCGTGGAAACCGTGCGGTCATACATGACGAGGCCGTCACCGTCCCGCACCACGGCCCGGATGCTGGTGGCCTTGAAGTTCAAGAGCGCGAACGCGGTGCAGCGGTTGAAGGTTACCGCAAACGTCATGACGTCCTCAGCCGCGACAGTCTGCGTGGACACGTACTGGTCGAGCATTGCGTAACGGTTCGTCGGCCCCATGAGCCGCCATGCCGCATCCGTCCCTTCGCAATTCTGATCAGGCCGCTTGCCCGTGCTGGCGGTCACGGCCTTGTAGACCCTGTGCTCATGGATGA